GTTGACGACTCTGGCTACCGCCCTGCTTATTCTACTATTAATGTTGAATTAACGCATGATATCCATACTGAACTTTCATTTGGACATTGTGAAGTTGTTGATCATGCATCTTATTATTTTATGCATGGTTATGTTCCTTTTACTCGTGAACGAATTGTGCGTGCACAAAAACCCCGTTCTATTATTAAAAAGAAAAAAAAACAAGTTATGAAGAAGATTGTTCTGGAAGAATGGTTTGATCTTGATCAATTTGGTCCTTTTGAACAATGTGTTGTTCGTGAAGAGATTAGTGATGAAATGTCTCAAACTTGTCGTCGTAAGTTGCGTGATCGTATTAAAGCAATTTTTGATCTACATCTTTTTACTACCTATGGCAATGATACATATGTTTCGGAATGTGAGGAAATGCATTCTGATTATGATTTTGATCATACTCAAGAATTGTTGCAAGCTGGTATTGAACCAAATCCAGGTCCTACTGATCCAATTGATATTCCCCGAAGTGTTCGTATTGATGCTGCAAAGGAAGCTGGACTTTTCCACCAACGCACATTTATGTGTGCTTTGAATGAGTTAGTTCAGAAAAATAACGCAACATTGTCAATTACTACTTTGCGCTTGCCTAGTACTCCTGATCATGATCCTAAATTTTCTGCAACTGTTGTTGTGACATTTCCCTATCTTACTTTATCTGTTTCCTTTTCTGCTTCTGCCATAAGAGGAAAACAACTGCTTGCACGAGAAATTGCTGCTAAACGTTGTTTGGAATTTGTATGTTGTGATGATGATGTGCATTTGCGTGTTTTGCTTGCTTCTCATTGGATTCGAGATCTTCTTAGAGAGAATGTCGAATCAAACCCCGGACCTACAGTCCTTTCTACTTTACGTATGCGTATTAACGACCCTAGCATGCTTAATTTGGAGAGGGCTTTTGCTGAAATGAAAGTCTTGGAAGATTTTGGGAAAAGTATAAATGAGTTTAAGAATTTGAATGGTACTTTGACACAGTTATCTAGAACCGTGGATAATATTCTTCCATTGTTGTCTTCAAATATGTCAAATACTACTTGTGCTCTATTGCAAATAAAAGATGATGTAATTAAGTTTGGTCTTATTTTCATTTTGTTACAAGGTTTGTTCTTGATTGGCGCTAAACGAATTGCTATTTGTGGGTGCTTATTAGTTTTGGGCAAATTTTTGAAATTTGATGATTATTTGATGTCATTGTTTGAACAATTGTGCGATAAATTTAAAAATCCCGTAGTCCAAATGGAATTG